TGGATTATTCATTGTGATTGTATTACCCATATTATTTCCATGACTTGTGCAATAGTATCTCAAATCGCTTGGTGCACCTGGATATGGAGGTTGAAAAGTCGTTATATAACCACTCTGCCCAGGATAAGTTCCCGTGTTTGTTACTCCAGTTGTATAAGCACCGCCACTATCTGACTTAAAAGCAAGTTGATGACTTTGGTTGCTTGAATGTTCTTGATTAAAAATATAAGTTGATCCACGTTTCATTGTGATAACAGGCTTTTGAACTCCATTTAATGCAAAGACATTATCACCATTAGAATCTTGAACTACTGTGACAGTATATGTGACAGTTTCAGCGTCAGAAGGGTCAGCTACAGTAGTAGTAGTTGTAGTTGTTGTCGCTACAGGATCAAAGTTTGCAGCGTCTAAAAATCTAGCTAAAGTTGTTCTTCTTTTCACTATCGCACCAGTAAGATCATTTCCAGGGGTTACTTGATTTACATTCAACAAGATTGCTGTAATTACATTAGTAACATTACTGATCGTTAATGTAGGTCTAGGTAATTGACCATTTGCATATTTAAAGCCATCAGCCTCCAGAGGTATTGCAACATAAGTATTTCCATCCCAAATAATGTTTCCATTGTTTATTTCATTCGTACCAGCGTGAAATCTATATGTAGTAGCAGATCCATGTAAAGCTGCATCTGTTGTTAGTTCAAATAACTCTATAAGTGACCCAGGATTTATTGCTTGGGTTTCAGATATAGGATTTGCCATTAGGGTTCAAATACTTGTGTAAATGTTGCATTTATTCTGTTTCTATCAAAACTAAATACTTCTTTAGTAAAAGATGGGCATACCCATTTAAAAGTAGTTGATGAATCTGGTGGAGACCAATCAAAAGATGCACCATCAACTTTTCTTGCTTCTAAAAATGTCTCAATCTCAGTTGCATCTTCATTATCAACATTGAATGTAAGACTCCATTGTTTTGCCTTTTGATTTATACCAAAAGTAAATCGTTGTTGATACCCGTCACCAAATTGGACTGTTCTGGTATTAGTAATATCAGTTTTGTTTGCAGAAAAAACAGGGTTGTAATCAGGAAAAGTAGCCATTATCTTAATAGACCTCCTGGCCTTTTTTGTTTTAATAATTCCGATTGTATCGCTGCTGAGATAGCTCTGCCAAGTTCTTTTCCACTTTCATTATTTCCTTGAACAGACGATCCAGAAGCATCTACATTTACACTAATATTTGTACTACCTCCACCTAGTTTGTCATTAGGAATTATTGTGCCTGATCTTTTTGGTACAAATAATTCTGGGCCTTTTTCTCCTACTACAAAACTGCCTCCTGCTTTAACTGGACCGCCTCTTGCCTTACCTCCTAAAATAGGTAAACCACCAAAACCAGGGATTTTAGATAGTAATGTATTTACACCAAGTCGTATAAGAGAGGAACTTAAATCATTTAAGATCGACTTAGCTGCATCACCTAAAGTCTTTGTACCTTGTATAGCAGCAGTCAAATTATCACTGACACCAGAAGCAATAGATTCTCCTATTCTTTCAAAATTTGTCTTTAGGCTGTCAGTTGCTAGGTTAAGATCTTTTGTAAGTTTAATTGCATCACCCCTCAACTTATTGTGTTTCTCAAGTTCTTCTGTATTTGCTTGGTGTATATCTTTTATTTCTTGTAGTTTATCACCTGTTATTCCATCTTTTATAGCATTTTCTTGGTCTAGTTTTGATTGATCGAATTTGCTCTGTAAAATTTCTTGTTCTTTATCAAATACTTGATTTACTCTTGCTAAAGATGTTGCGAGTTCCTTATTTGTGCCCTTTGCCATCTCTTCTTTTATCCTATTCTGAAGATCAAGTTCATCTGTTTTTGTAGCTACTAAATCTTGAGATTTAGATAGTATCTCGTCATTAGCCAAACTAACTTTCTGTCTAACAGCAAACAGTTGTTTATCTCTATCAAGTTCTTCTAATTTCTCTTTAGTACCAGATTTCATAATTTTTCTAGATCCACCATGACCAACCTTTCTAAACCCTGTTTCTTCTATTTCTCTTTCTCTATCTAATAATGCTTGAGCCTCAACATTTCCTGAAGCAGCAGCATCTTTAATAGTTTGATTAACTTCGGCATCTTTTAGTTGTTTTTCTCCTGCAAGTAATCTGGCAACAAAATTTACAACACCAGCAGCAAATGCTTGTAATCTTAACAAAGCAGTACTAAATATCGTACCTAATACTCTAGTTGTCTCTCCAAATTCTTTTATCTTGCGTACACCGCTAGTTCCTATTCTATTTTCCATCATTTTCATTGCAACATTAAAAGCTGCTGTTTTTCCTTGAGTTCGTTCAATTCTTTTCAATTGTGCTTCTTGAGCAGAACCTTGTAATCCCATTGCAGCCGTTGCTGCTTGAGTATTTTGTGTAAAAGGCCCTAAAGCCTGTCCTAATTCAGAAATAGCAGTAACAGCTTGCTGAATTGTTTGAGCGATAGCAGTAGCAGCAATAGAACCAGCAAATCCACCACCTTTACCAAATAACTCTCCAATACCACCACCTAAACCACCAGCTAAAGCTGAAACTGGCCCTCCACCAAATAACAAAGGAAAACCACCACCAACAAGAGCACTAGATCCTACCCTTCCCCGAACAGCACGATCTGCTGATGTTCTACCTCTTCTAAATCTTCTTAAATTTGCTGCAAAACTTTGAGTTTGTGCTCTTTTCCTTTCTATACTTATTAAACTGTTTGTTTTTTCAATAGAAACTCTTCTACTTTTTGCTAATGCAATTTCAGCTTTAGTAGCCTTTTGTATTTCAGAGGCTCTTCTACTAAATGATCTAAAACCTCCTGCACCAGGATTAACATTACTAAATTGATTTTTACGTTCAGATAAAATATTAGCTTCTCTTCTGCTTTTTATATCACCAATATTACCTCTAATATCAGAAGTTAAAGGACTAGATTGACCTCTTAAAAGTTTTTTTTCTACTTCTAAAGCTGTTTGTCTATTTACTTCACCTTGTATTTGTAATTTTTCATTCAGTACTGCTGCTGATTTTTGTTCTAAAGACAATAATGCCTGTTGTAATCTAATTTCATCTTGTTTTATAGCTATTATTCTTTGTATTCTTCCTCCTACAGGAGAACTCTGTCCTTGTAATCCAATTTCGTCTGCATCTCTAGAGAAAGATGCAAAGCCACTACTAGGATCACGTTTTGGCCTTCTTCTTTGATTTCTAGCTATTGATTTATCAACCGCAGAAACTCGAAGACCTCTTGCCTTATTTAATAAGGCATTTCTTCTAGATAATTCGTTATTAACAAGACGTTCTGCATTTGCTAAAGTTTTAGCAGCAGTTGTAGCTGCTTGTGTACCTAAAACAGAACCTTGAAAAGCTTTTTTACTTTTTTCAAGTTCTGTTCTTAAATTTGCAATTATAGGTAAAGTTTGTTTTGAAGCACCAGTAAGTCTTATAAATGCTGCATTCGCCTTATCTATTTGTGGTACTACAGCTTTTACACTAGCCTGTAAGTTTTGTAACTGTTTAAAACCAGTAACAGATACTTGTATTTGGGCTTTTGTTGCCACAATAGAAAATAAAAATTAACCTTATTCTAGCTTATCTCCTTCGTTTTGCTTTTTCAAACTCTTTTTCTTGTTCTTCATTTAATATCTGAAAATATGCACTCCAACCAATAAGTTCTTGTAGTGTCATACCTCTAAC